CGCATGCGGGCGTGGAATGGGGCAGATCCAGACGAACGGATGCCCGTCGCACTTCTCCCATTCGACCAGCTTCTGCTCGATCAGGTGGCAGCACAGCCATTCGGCCACGCCGTCGCCGTCCGCATCCAGCTTGATATAGACCTCGGCGCACTGATACAGCTTGTGGCTTTCGTGCGGCTCGGTAGCAGCATAGTCGGCGTTCTCGCCAAGCATCGCCAACACTTCGGAGTCGTACTGCGTGGGGATGCCCGCCTGCCCAATATCGGACAGGTCGTAGCCCTCTTCCTCAAGTTCAAACTTGCGGCGCGGGTAGACGTGGGCAATCATCGCCGGCTCGTCACCCCAGCGGGCGTTCGCATCCACACGCACTTCGTGCGGCGCACACGCGGCGACCTTGATCGCCATGCGCTTATCTTCTTTCTTCAGCGTCACCGTGAGCGTCGGCTGCATCGGCTGCTGCGGCACGGGCTGACCATCCGGCCCCATCATCGCCGGCATGGGCTGCGGCGCTTCCTGCTGCGGCTCGCCGTCAACCTCCCAGCCCGACTGCTGCAGCATGACAATCTGCTCTTGCGTCACGCCGGAATACGTGGAGGAAATATCCTCGAACTCTTCCTCGGCCCACGCCTTCACGAAGCCGACCTTCTGGATCAGCGAATCCTTGAACCAGTCGTACATGACGCCTACACCGTCGTTCTTGGTGTAGAACAGGTAATTCACGTAGGCCGTAGCGAGTTGGGCGACAGGCTCGGCCCCGGGGCGACGCGCCTGGAACTCCACCGCCTCGTCATCCGTGACGAACGGCTTCATGATCTGCGGCAGCATCGCCTCGACCGTATCGGCCACGTCCGTGGCGACGAAGTCGCTGCGGTCGTCAATCTCGGGCGGTGCTAGTTCTCCGGTCGCCTCGGCGTTGTAGTACTCAAGATTACGTAGCCGCTGCTAGGCGATCTCGCTTCCGGGGCCACCCATGCTGTTGTCCAGCGCATGACGGCAGGCCAGCTGGATATCGTCGTCTGTCAGCTTTGCGTGCCTGATTGACGCCTTCTTGGACGCGTATGCCATTAGCGGGTGAGCCTGCGGTAATTGATGGGCTGCATGTCTTCGTTAATCATCTTGGGCGCCGTGCTTGCCACGTAGCGGTACATATCGGCGCCGTGGCTCCACTCGTCGTGGACCGGAGCGCCAGGCTCACCCGTGGAAACGGGGACTCCGCGCTTGTAGCGCTTGAGGCACTGAATCAGCCGCTCGCACTTGGCCTTGTTGATGTAGAGCTGGCTGAACGCCATGCGGGCCGTCTTGATGCCCGTCTCCACCGGCTGGATCGGCACAATGCCAACATCCCAGCCCAGCTCGCGCATGATCTGCTCGGCACTCTTGCCAGTCTTGTAGTCGCCGTGTGCGCCGTCGTGGGGGAGCCAGAGCTTGCCCCAGTTGAGGTTCTTCTGTTTCAGCTCCGCCGAACACCAGTCCAGCGTCTTGTGATCGACCTCGATGTACTCGATCAGGCGCAGCGATGAGATATGGCGCTGGCACAAGCCAATCGCCATCTTGTCGTTCCAGCCCAGGTCGAAGATGACATGGACTTTGAGCGACGGGTCATACGGAAACAGGCCAATGCGGCCCTCTTCCTGCGCCTTGGCGATCTCATCGGCGTAGATTGCGCCAGTGACCGCAGGCTTGCAGCGGCCCTCCCATATATTGTCGTAGTCTGCCCGTGGCATCGTGGCGAGCGCATGTTGCCGCTCAGCCTCAAGCACGGCGGGGAACCACGGATTGTCCGGATAGTTGATCTGCACCACCACCGCGTCGGGCGGAGGGTTCTCAATGAATCGGACGTAGGTCTCGTCCGTGTCCAACTCAGGGTTCAGCGTGATCGTGATGCGTGAGCCGGCTTTGCGAATCGTCGGGATCAGGATGTCCCATGACCGCTTGCTGACCGCTTGCGCTTCTTCGACCCATACGTCATCCACGCCCTCGAATGACTTGATGGACTCGGCGGTTTGATCGCTCAGGCCGGAGAATAGAAACTCGGTCCCGTTCGCGCCCTTGATGATGTTTTGCTGGACTTCGTAGAACGCCCCGAGTCCAAGGGATTGGATCTAGTCGCTCAGCAGCTTGTGGACGGAATCGCGAATGGATTTTTGCACCTCGCGAGTGCACAGGAAGCGCCGTTTCGTCTCCGCGCCACGAATCAGGTAGGAGCGGGCAACGCCCCACGATTTGGCCCCTCCTCGACCGCCATGCAGCACCGTGTAGCGCTGCGGCCCGAACAGGCATTGCAGCTTGTCGGGGAACTCAATCGGGCTTGACAAAGGTCACCGTCAGGCCAGTCAACAGCGGGTTATTCGGGTCGCCAGCAACCGTCATGGGCAGAACCTTGCCCACCAGCGACAAGAAGGCGTTGGGATTGGTCTACGCCTGAGCCAGCAGGTACGCCGAGCCGCCAGCGTCACTCAGGGCCGTCAGGATCATCGCCTTGACGTCAGCGGTCACCTTGTTAGGGACGCCCTTGGGACGGCCTTTCCCTGCGTTCGGCGGCTTCCTCCGTTCAGTTTTTCCCAGTACTTTGTTGTCCATGTCGCCTCTCGGGCTGCTTGCGCGTCACCCTTGCTTAATGCGCCTAATCAGCGCATCTACGTCCATTTGCTCGAACACTGCGAACAACTGGCCCTCGTCGAAACACCCGTCGCGACCAGCGAGGTCGAAGCTCATGGGGATACTGCATCCAGTCTCTTCGGCCGCGCTCAGCAGGTTGATCACCTCGCCCGAGTCATGGCCGTCAATGGCATCGACGATCTGTTGCGAAACGAAGTCGTCCCCGCATGTGTCGCACTTGATCTCAAGCGGGCCAAAGACGCACGGCTCATACTTTGCGTACAGCGTCCCGCTAGCCATACCCAGAAACGTCTTTCGGTCCACTATGCGCATGAGCCCCTCATTACTACGGATGCTTCTATCTCAGACCACGATATGTGGCTTCAGTCATCGTCTTCACTTGTGGCGGGGGCGGTAGGATTCGAACCTACGGTGCGGGGGAGTTTTGTAGGCTCCATCCCATAGTCCGGGTTAGAGCCGGATGCCTTTGACCGCTCGGCCACACCCCTATTGAACGTTGCGTCCCAATGGCTGGCGAATGTCGCCTGATCCACGCTGTACGGCCGTGGCGCTGACCCCTTGCCGCCGTCACTCATGCGCGGAACTTGGCAAACTCTTGCTTGAGCCAATCGGCAAAGTGGGCTGGGTTCGGCAGCTCATGCAAGGCGTCTTCAATGCGGGCAAGGAAGCCTTTGTGGCCTTCATGCTGGACAACCGGATCACTCACAACTGCAGGATGCTCGGTCTGTTCGTCACTCATGGATTACTCCTTCGTTTATTGGCTTCGGCACAGTCGGCTGAATCTCAGGCCGCGTCGTCTTGATCCGGTACATCACCCAGCTATATGCGCAGATGATCAGCAGCAGGACGATGAGCGCGAGAATGATCTTCATGGTAGCAGCCCCTTGATCCGTGCCAGCTTGTCGTTAGATGCCGATAGGCAAGTCTTGAGGCGAATCGCGTACTCGACCAGCGCGCCGTTCGTCCACGTTGCCGGCGTGTCCACGAAGCATGGACGCAGCAGATCCGTGGGCAGCGCGACAAATACCGGAACCTTGACCTCGACCGTCTCAGTCCTGACCGGCGCTCGCGAGCATGCGCACAACAGCAGCAGGCACGCGAGTATCAGCCCACGCTTTGACGGTCGGCTCGCGCTCATACGTTGCCTGCAATGACTTGATGGACTTCTGCGCGCTGGCTTGCCGCTTGGCATCAGCCCGTACGCTCGCCTGCGCTTGCTGTCGGGCTTCCGGCTGATTGGCCTTGCACTTGCTGGCCCAGTCGGTGTTTGTGCGCTGTAGCGTGGCAATCGTCGCAAGATTGGTTTTCTGCGCCGACTTGAAAGTTAAGACGGCGGATTTGAAAGTTATCGCCTGCGCCCTGTAGTGCGATGCGCGCCATGTCTGGACGCCCAAGCCGATCAGGCAGGCCAGCAGCAGGGTAGCGAGAGCCTTGACGATCATTCCCGCGCCTCCCGCCATTGTTCCGCCGTGAAGGCCAGCGGCCA